TATGGTTGGAAAACTTCTTATTATCAAAATACATATGACGCTAAAAGAGATATTGATGAACCAACACATTCACTTGGTTGGCAAGACAATGTAAAAGAAACAGAACCAACAACATTGCAAGCTGAAGAAGATTGCGATAGTTGTACAATATAGGGAGAAAGTATGGCATATTTGTGTGTCAATGTACCTCATGTTGATGTTTATATTAAGAAAGAATATCTATATGACCTTAAAAAAGGTCATGGTGAGTTAGTTGAAGGAGTGTGGGTAACAGCAAAGTCTATTCAAGGTAGAGCATTATACTTTGAGACTTATATACCGGAATATGGTGCCTTGTTTGACAAGTTGCCTATTAGTGCGTTTGTATGGAAAAAAGATTATAAGGGTGAAGTACCATTAACAGAATTACAGCTATGGGATTGTTTTAGTTATGATATTTCAGTATGTGAAAAACAAATGTTAAGTGGCAATCAATGTAAGTATTTGTCGCCTAGTAAAAAATGGTATGAAGGTTGGTACATGTGGACTTTAGATAATGCTAACAGTACGAATTTAGAAAGAAATATAACTTATAGTGAAATACCATCACAACATAAGTCATTTAATATTTTAAAATTAGAGAACGGCTATTTTGCCGCTCAACCTAATAACAGAGTAATATTCTATGATAAGAGTTATACTCCTAGTGAGTTGAAGTTTCCGAATTTCAATGTGTCAACTAAAGAGTATAGTGTAGAATGTGAACAAAAATGGACAGCAGGAGATGATGATAAATTCTTTTATGATTTAGAGGAGAGAAAAGAGTAATGGCAAAAAGCGTATTCAGTAAAGAAAAAGGAATAGACTTCACAAAACAACCTATGTTTTTTGGTGAGGACTTACAAGTACAACAATATAGTGATATGAAATATCCTATATTTGATAAACTAAACCAACAACAACTAGGTTATTTTTGGAGACCTGAAGAGGTTTCTTTACAAAAAGATAGAAATGATTATCAAGAATTATCTGAACAACAAAAGTTTATATTTACATCTAATTTAAAATATCAAACTATGTTAGATAGTGTACAAGGTAGAGGTCCATGTTTGGCATTTTTACCATTTGTATCTAATCCAGAATTAGAAGGCTGTATTGTAACATGGGATTTTATGGAAACAATTCATAGTAGAAGTTATACATACATTATTAAAAATTTATATTCACAACCAAGTGAAGTGTTTGATACTATTATTGAAGATGAAAAGATTGAAAAGAGAAGTAAATCAGTTACAAAAACTTATGATGAACTAATTGAAATGGGTTACAAATGGCACTTAGATAAGAATAAAGTTGATTTATATGAACTTAAAAAGAAAATGTATCTTGCAATGGTAACTGTAAACATATTAGAAGGTTTAAGATTTTATGTATCGTTTGCTTGTTCTTTTGCATTTGGTGAATTAAAACTACTTGAAGGTTCTGCTAAGATTATTTCTTTTATTGCAAGAGATGAAAGTCAACACCTTGCAATGTCACAAACAGTTATTAATAATTGGCATGATAGAAATGATGATAAAGATATGATAAAAATTAGAAAAGAATGTGAAAAAGAAGTATATCAAATGTATGATGACGCATTAGCAGAGGAGAAAAGGTGGGCAACATATCTATTTTCTAAAGGAAGTATGATTGGACTATCAGAAAAACTATTACACCAATTTGTAGAGTACATGGCGAACCGAAGAATGAAAGCAATCGGCCTAGAACCTAGATACGAACAAAAAACAAATCCTTTACCATGGGTTGATCATTGGTTGAATAGTAAAGGTACACAAAATGCACCACAAGAAACAGAAATTGAATCTTATGTTATTGGTGGTATTAAACAAGATGTTACAAAAGATCAATTTAAAAAGTTTAAACTATAATGCCAGATAAAATTACAAAAACCTGTTCTAATTGCGAAACTAAATATAACGTAACATGGGATAGTGAAGAGCACGAACTACAGCCTTTGACTTGTCCTTTTTGTGGTTACGAGGTAGAAAATGAGGAAGAAGAAGTTGAGTGGGTTAACAAAAATGAAGAAGAAGATAATTGGAATTGATTATAGTTTAACAAGTCCAGCCGTTTGTGTAATAGATGGCGAACAGTTAAACTTTTACTATCTTACAAGTAAAAAAAAGTATGATGGTAAGATGAGTGACAATATAGAAGGCCAATTACATGATGATTGGGATAATCCAATGCATAGATTTGGTTTAATATCTGATTGGGTCTTTTATGTATTATATGATTTACATGAAGGTGATTATGAAATTTTTATTGAAGGTTATTCTTATGGTTCAAAAGGTCAAGGTCTATTTCAAATTGCCGAAAATTGTGGTATTCTAAAATATAGACTTGAACAAGATGCTTTACCTTATAAGATAGTTGTACCTAGTGTTGTTAAAAAAGGTGCAACCGATAAAGGTAATGCTGATAAAGATATGATGTATGAGGCATTTTTAAAAGAAACAAAAATAGACTTAAAAAAAATATTTGATACTGATAAAGTAGGTAATCCTATATCAGATATAGTAGATAGTTATTACATAGCAAAGGTTGGTTATAAAAATAGCATTAAGGGAGATTAAAAATGGTATTACCCTCAAGGTTTCTAAAGAATAAATTTAGATGGTTTGGTTTATTGTTAGCTGTAATAAGTGTAACAATCTTATCTAGTGCTAATATATCTACTCAATGGGTAGGGTGGTCTCTAAGTGTCGCAGCCTGTATAATGTGGGTATGGTTTGGTTATAAAGATAAAGATTGGCCAAGAATGATAATGGAATTAATGTATATGATATTAAGTTTAAGAGCAGTATTTAATTGGTTAGGTATGTAATACCAACGAATCTACACAAATCCAATCAGGATTAAGTAAAAACGCATAGATTTAGGGCTGTGCGTTTTGACGCACCTCTAAAAATGAGACCAGGTCTCAAAAAAAACTCAAAAAAAAGTAAAAAAGTGCTTGCTTTATGCATGGAATTAGTGTATTATATGTGTATATGATAAAGAAAAAAACACTAAAAAAAAGAATAGAAGACGCCAAGAAAAGAAATTACTTGACTCTACTACAAATTTTTGATATAATATTAACTAACAAAGGAGAAAAACACTATGTCTAAAGTAAAAAACTATTATTGGAACGAGGCTGAGAAAGCTGTTGACGCTATCTTACTTGAACTAAAAAACAATGCGATTAGCAAAGAAGCTGCTAAAGCAAAAATTATGAATGTTGATAATGTTAATTTGTGTGATATTGATGAATATAATGTTGACGAAGTAATCGACATGGAATTGGAGATGGCTTAATAATGACATTACTAGAACACATCAAAAATATTAACGCAAAGTCTAAAGCATGGATGGCTAAAAATCCTGGCTCATGGGCTGGTATGGTTGTAGAAGATATTAAATTCTGGAATGACCAAGGTATTTTTACTGTTGAGGATTATGAAAGAAGTAATCTGGAAACAAGTGTGTATGAAATGCACAAAGAAGCATATGGTGTAAAAGGTAGACATTATAACTTCAAAGAAATGTCTAATGAAGATTTAGAAAAAGAATTAAATCACCTTTGTGAAGTAGCAAAGCGTGAGGCAGAAATTGAAAAAAGGCAAGAAGAAGATAATCTAAAAGCCTTTGAAAGTAGAATTGACGAAGCACTATCTCTAGGTGCAGAAAATAGAGAAGCTGCAATAAAATGGATATTACAAGCAGAAGGACTTGACAAAGAACAGGATCCAGGGTATATTTGTTATACACTTGGTCTTAATTATGACAATGAACATTTATTTAAAACTAAACACTAAAAAGGAGACACTATGATAATTAATGTAGGTGATACAATAAGAGATAAAAAAGGTCGAGAAGGCGAGATAGTAAATATAGGAATTGCTACTGAAATAACAGATGTAGCGGCTGAAAATAATACTAGTTTAAATGCACAAACATATAATACACAATTAAATTACATGGGTGCTATTACATTTGGTTCTAACTGGTGTTATTTTAACCAAATAGATACTATTGTAAAAAGAAAACAAGATGATTTTGAAGAATCAGCAACAGATTGGATAGATGGATAATTATGAAATATAACGAAGATAAAATATTACAAGAAATAGGTACATATATAAAAGGTACTTATGGTCAACACTATGCTCAAGTAAGTAAAGGTACACAAGTACAAGACTTATTAAGAAGTGTAGGAATTGATAAAGATTTCTGTCAAGCCAATGCAATTAAATATTTGTGTAGGTTTGGTAAAAAAGATGGTCGTAATAGAAAAGACCTTTTAAAAGCTGTACACTATATTGTACTATTAATGAATTCAGAGGACCAGAAATGAGTGAAGATGTATTAGGTTATTCATCACACGATTGGCGAAAGCATACAGACAATGCAGTTGTTGGTACAGGTTCAAATATGTTTCCTGTTAATGATTGTAAAGTTTGGTTTAAAAATCCTAAATCTTTAAAAGATGAAGAGGTTGATGTATCAAGATTAATTAGAGTATTTGTAAACAATCAAGAAAGTCACAAAAGGAGTGTAAAGTGATTGATCAATTAAAATTTATGGATGACTTAAAAGAGATTAAACAAATGGTTGAAGACCAAAAACCTAGATATTTAATAGCTGATATATGCAGTAAAAAAATTGCAAATTACAAGCACGAGATTGATGAATTTGAAAAGTGGGCTGAGGCAGAGGTGCAAAATGACGCATATTTAGGGGGTACGGTAGTATCAAAGAGTGACGATTTGCTACTCCAGGCGTCTCCTAACAGCTTTCCTGGAGAGAAAAACGAGTGAAATCAACACTTTTTAAGGGCTTGCCATTTACAACAAAATATGGTAGGATAAAGACTAATAACTAACAAAAGGACTATATTATGACATTTTATAACAAAGAAAATCTATTCATTGAGTTTGATATTGCAACTCAAAGAGACACTAAAACCAAAAAAGAAAAATACGACAATCGTATTCAATTCTGTAAAGACCACATAGAGTTAAGAAAGAATCACCCAGAATATTATGACGGGCTAGATATTAACTTTACAAATTTACTAGAAGCCTGGTCCGCTCCTAATCCAAAAGACCATTTTTATATGAAAGTGTTTGGCAAAACTTATGCTGATAAAATGGCTGAATCAGAATTAGAAGTAGAAAAAATATCAATTAATTAATGGCTATTATCTACACAAATCAATCTAGCGGAGCTATTCGTAAGGCAAAAAAAAAGAAACCTACGAAGAGTTACTTAGACGCATTGCAGAAACATATTAAGTTTTTAAAAAAACTTGGTTTTAATTGTGATGATAATGGTAGAATTAAATTGACAACTGATGGTAGATATTCATTTGATATTGCAGAAAGAACAATGAGAGAACCTACTAATGTAATACCTTTATCAAATAAAATTGGTCAAGGTGGTACAAAACCTGATAATCGTTGGAAAATTGAAGCATCTAAAAATTTTACAATCGCTCCAGCGTACAATAAAGGTCCCTATATGGTAGTTGCTAAAGAAGATATTAAAACAGCAGGGAGAAAAGTATGACAAAAACTAAAAAAGAAGTTGTCGGTTATTATTATGATGGCAAAAAATCATGGAAGTTATATAAAGATGAAAATGGCAATGAATCGCAAAAGGAGTGGAACAATTCAGAAAGTAATTATGATTATTCTGGTGTTGACCATAACAACAGCTTGCACAACAATAAAAAAAAACGAAAAAGGTAAATATGAAATCAATCCAATCGGTACTATTATTAGGACTATCATTGGTATTCCTGACCAATTGCAGTTTAAATAGAAGTCATATAGGTGCAGGTTTAGGTGGTACTACAACAACAGCAGTTTGTGTCGAGGCAGGTGTTACAAACCCATATGCTGTTGCTGGTTGTGCTGTTGTTGGTGCATTTGCAGGAGCAGAATTAATGTACAATTCAGATTATGATGTACACAATGCCGTATTTGTAGATCATTTAAATACAAGTGATACAGGTTCAAGTTATACAAATTGGTACAATAAGAAAACAGGAAATTCAGGTATTATACATGTTACAAGGTCTTATTTGCAAGGACCTATTAAATGTAGAGAATATGACGCTACTATAGACATTACAAGTAGCTGGCCATTGATTGGTATTGGTGGCGTTAATAGAGAAGTAGTATTTGGTACTGCTTGTCAACTACCAGACGGAAGATGGATAGAAAAAAGATGAGTAGATATAGTGAAAGAATAAAACAATTAGAGAACGAAATCAAAGATAAACAAGATATTATTGATTATTGTAGTAATCAAACCACCATTGACAATCTTGAAGAAGACATATATAATACGAAGCAAAGTATTGAAGAATTGAAAAAATATGTTTGACCCTAGATATAACATGAAAAAATATTTGACATGGACATTTGTTCTTATTATATTTTTGATAATATCAGGTATCGCTATTGCAGGCGAACAAGTATTACATAGTAAAATTAAATCAATATCGCCAGACAAAACTGATGGTCAATATTGTTATGTAAAAATTGAGATAGTGCAAAACGGTGATACTATAACAAAAAGAGAAATTTTAGAGTGTGCTGACGGTAAAAGAGGTATTGATACTCCAGGCTATTGGGAGTTATTTGCTCAGTTTTATTACCATGATGTCAATACACCAGAATATTGCCGATATTATAGTCGGAATAAACATGCTTTTAAATCACCAGGAAAAGTTTGTTTAGATGTAAATGGTGAATGGGAGGTGAGATAATGATTAGAAATTTAATCATAGTCGCTCTTGTATTAGTTATAATATATGAAGTATCAAGTGAGGACGCATTAACATATGTACAATCCACGCTTGCCTTTTTACAAGAGTTAATATATAATGTAAAAGAAAGTGGTAAAATATGATGAATAAAGTGATAAAACTAGGTGCTCTAGTTGCTATAGTAGGTTTAAGTGCCTGTTCTAGTATGAATAGTACCTATAAGATTAAATCAGAGAAAGGTAATGTTGTTGACAAAGTACCGGCATGGTACATGGCTGATATCAATGAGTCAAAAGCTTGTGACCTAAAATGGTTAAAGAAATCAGATAATGATAAACAATGTATCTTTGGTGTTGCTACGGCAGTATCGCCTGATTTACAATTGTCAATAGAGAAAGCTAAAATGATGGCTAAATCTGAATTGGCAGATATTATCAAGGGTGAAATGAATAAAGAATCAAAACAATTCATTAAAGAACTTGGTAAAACAGAAACTAAAACCGTGGTAACAGAGGTTGAAAGTATTATTGTTAATTCTATTACAGATACACCTGTTAGAGGCTACGAAATCTTTGCTCAAGATGTTACATTAACTAAAAATGGTTACTATAGAACATGGATTGGTATGAGATTGCCTTTAGGTGAGTACAATAAGATGTTTAATTACACTATTGAACAAGCTGTTGACGCTTACAATCTAAATGGTGAGAGCCAAAAAGCATGGAACAAAATAAAGAAAGACGACAATGACAATAACAGTTTATAGCAAAAACAATTGTGTCTTTTGTACGAAGGCCAAAGGTCTACTTAAAAATCTTGGCCTTGAATATACAGAGAAGTCATTGGAAAAAGACTTTGGTTCCGACCCTAGTAAATTGATTGAAGACATTGGTAAACCTGTTAGAACAATGCCTCAAATTAAAATTGATGGTGAATTAATTGGTGGTTATAATCAATTAGTAGAACATTTTGCTGATAAAGGTAAAGTAAATTTTAAAGGAGAACTTATAAGTGAATGATAACGACAACATTATATTATTTCCGACCAACAGAATTAAAAACAAAGAGACCGTTGAACATCCTGTTGACCCGAAACAACATAAGAAATTAGTAGAACAACAAACTAAAGAATTTGTTGAAGGAAATGTTGACGATATTGCTTATACGTTGTTAGATAAATTTGTGAATATGGGTATTAGAACTAATCAGATGACGTTTACAGCAGACTTGGCTGTAGTCATTGATACAATACGAGGTTTAATTTATCGTGATTTTAGTAAACCACATCCAGCACAACAACTTTCAGATAAAATGGTGACTATAAATTCTAGTAATGGTAAAAAAACTGCTAGATTAAATTATAACGAAGTTTTAGCTACTAAACATAAAAAACATAAACCATTGTCAAAAGATATAGAGGACGAAGTTAGAGATTTATCAGATATGGCTGATATACATTTTACACCTGACTTTGACCCGGAGAATAAATGAATTCGCCTGATAAACTAGTAAACTACGCTTTGCCAGGCAATTGTAGGAGTACATTAAACTCAAATAAAGAAAGGATGTTAAACATATGTTTAATTTTTTTAAAACAAAGTCGAAGGAGACAAACAACATGGCAAGAGCTAAACTAACAAAAACTGAAAAAGTAAGAAACCTTTTTTCAAAAGGCAATACTGTAACTTGGAAATCACTAAGAAACACATTTGACCTTAAATCACCAGCTGCAATGGTTGGTAAATTGAGAAATGAAGGTATGATGATTTATGAAAATAGAACATCTGCTGGAGTATCTTACAGAGTAGGAACACCATCAAAAGCTGTTATCGCC